CAGGGCCAGGCCGGAGCGAATGTTCTGGATCCACATCCACGCCTTGAGTGGCTGGAACTCCGGTGGCATGAACGGCACGTTCGCAATACGGATGTGTTTGGCGTGTTCCCGCAGGGACACGATGTCCAGCTCGACGGTTTTGATGCCGTCCTCGCCTTTGACGGCCCGCACCGCCGACACCCGATAACCCAACCGGGTTCGCCACGACCGGTTGTTCGGGTTCGGATCAATGGTCAGGTGGAGGTCTTCTTCGACGCGGGTGTCGTGGGCGCACAGGTCGGCCAGCCAATCCGACCACGCCAACGAGATCGTGCCCGTCGCCGAATCGTCCATCATCCGGCCGAACTCAGCAGTGCGCTCCCCGCAGACCGTGCCCAGGTAGGAGAACCGTTTATCCCACAGGCGCAGGAGGGGGCGCTGCCGGTTGGAATCAATCACCAGTTGGCGGCGGGCATCCAACAGCCGCCACTTCGTGATGGCGTCATTGCCCTCGGTGATCTGCCGGACATCGGGGCGTGCAGGACGGGTGACAAAGCCACCACTCACGCGAAGCCCATCTGATACCACTGCGGGACAAGGGCGGTGATCTTGCCCTTCGGGTTGGTGTGCGTCACCCGGATACTCGTCGTCGCCTTCTTCGGCAACTGCGATGTGAACCCGATACCGCCGGGCATCCGCCGGCCAACCGGCAAACCAGAATCGGCGTTCGACACATCACCCAGCAGGTAGTCCAACACCTCGGAGTTGCGGATCAGCTTGTAATACCAGTTATCGGCCGGGTCGGTAGAAGCGGTCAGGGTGCGTTTCGCCGGATCGGTATCGACCAGGATCGCCCCATCGGTGTCATAGATTTCGGGCAGCTCGACCATGCGGTCGGTGATGCCGTCCTGAATGGTCACCGTGTCACCCCTACGGGAGCCGCCCTCAACGATGAACTTCGGCCACTGATCCCAGTCGCCGCGGTTCGGGAGATGAATCACCCCGTGGTTGCGGCCATTGATGACCGCGTTCGCCTCATCGTTCACCCACACCTTCGTGTACGGGCGCTTCGAGTAGAACGGGAACGCGGCATGAATGGTCATCGACCAGGCTTGGCAGTTGTTGCCGTAAGCCACCGGATCCAAATCCAAGGTTTGATCGTTAGCTTCGCCCTGGCGCACCCGGATCCAACGCCAGCCGTGAGTGCGAGTGAACTGTCCCCAAAACCCTGCCGGGGCGCGGTGATGCGTCGGCCAATCCGACCACCACTTCTCCTCCAACATGCGGTAGGCGAACTCGGTGTCGGGGAACCGTTTCCTAGACAGGAAGTTGATTCCCGGCCCGGCGATCACCCCGAGCTGGAACACCCGTTTGCGGTAGTCGGTGCGCTCCAAATCCTCACCGATCTGATACGCGCCGCCGCTGTAGCGTTGGTCGAACGGCATGTGCATCGAACCTTTGAGTTGCTCGCCCAGGACGACACCCTCTTTGCCCGCCCAATCCCCGGCCAGGTTCCACAGCCGCTCACCCGACGGGGACAGATAAACGATCTTGGTGGCTTTGCCGCGCAACTGGCGGCCCCACGGCCCCAAGTCATACCAGTTCGTGAACCGCTGCCAGCCCGGGTGACGGTCTGAGACTGGCTGATAGATGGGGGTGCCGTCCGGGCGCACCCACTCATCAATGCCCAGTTCCACTTCTTGGGTGGTGTCGAACCGCGACCACTGATCGAACTTGAATTTGTCGATGCGGGTCATTGCGGCCTCACTGCGTTCAGGTTCCGCCGAACCGCCTGGTTTTGCGCCGCATCGACACGTTGGGTGAAGTCGCGCGGATTCATGCCGATGTTGCCGTTGACAACAACGGACGGGCCCGGTGCGCCACCGCTACCTTGATGCGGGGCGTCGGGGCCGACCTTGGTTAGCGTCGGGCCCACGCCGAGGGGTTGAAGGAACCCACCCAGCCCGCCCATCCCCATACCGCCGCCGCCGCCCGCGGGGCCTACCGCGTCGGCGGTTCCCGACAAGCCCTGAATGAGCCCGCCACCCCAGTTCGCTAACGCCATCGCCGACTTCACATTCGGCCACTGCGTCGGATCGGAGAAAACGCTGCCGTCTAGGCCGATGGACTGCATGATGCCGCCCATGAAGCTGCTGCCTAACGACGAACCAAGGTCGTTGTTCGCGGCGGCCTGTTGCTCGAGCTGGCTTGCCTGCCGGGACGCCATGTCGGTGAGTTGTGTTTCGGCGTCCGTGCGGTCACTGAGTGCCCCGTCGAGTTCGTAGCTGGTTTTCGCCAGCGACGACCACGCCCCATCCAGTTCGTCAGCGGCCCGATAGAAGTGTTGAGTGAACGACGAGTCGCCGAACGCCCCGACCGCACCCGAAACCCCACCGGAGGCAACCGAAGCATCGGAGCCAAAGTTGACGTTCGTTCCACCCGGCAGGGTCGCTTCCATGTGGCGGTCGTTGAACCCGACATTGAACGCACCCGGGACGAGCGTGTCGGTGGGCAGGAAGCCCCGCGAGGTCAACCATTCGGCGGCGTTGCCCGTCGCCATCTCCCGGCCGGCGGTGGGCATCCCGTCCATCAAGTTCACTAAGTCTTCGATGGCGCTGGTGCAATCCATCAGACCTTCTTCAAGGTTCCCCGAAGCGTCGTAGCTGCCGCCCTTGGGCACCCGGGCCAGCAGGGCCGCATCAGAACCGGCGAACCGGACAGGCATCGGGGAGGAGGAGCTGTAACTGCGTGACGACATTGCGTTACGGATTTGGGCGAGGGCATCCACGATGGGGCGGGTGACCGTCGCGAACAGGGTGCCCACCAAATCCCCGGAACCCACAATGCCGCCAGAGCTTTCGGTGATGCCGCCCTCCGACATCGACCCCACACCGAACAGGCGTTGAACTTCCGCCAAGATTTCTAGGCTGCGGCCACGCTTCTCCGGGGCCAACGGGATATAAGCCTCCCCGCCGGTCTCTTCCTCGGCGAAAATCGTGCCCGCCCCGCGGCCCGCATAAATGTCGGCCTGGTCAGGCTTCTCGATCTGGCGCAAACCACCATCGGCCATCGGCACAATCGCACCCTCGGCGCGCCGGGCCACACCGAAAGCACTAGCGAAGTCGTCTTGGAACTGCTGCTGGATCGCCGGGTCGTTGACAATGCCCGCGCCATACTTGGCGATGACACTGATGCTGGCAGTGCGCTCCTTGTTGGCGGCGGCGTCGATCTGCTCGCCCGCTTCCTCCGCGCCGACCTGAGTGACAGAAATGGTTTTGTCGTTGTTGGTGGTGACCTTGACGCCAAGCGATTCCAGGGTCGCCAACACTTCGGGGGCCAGCGGCGCAGACACGGCGATGTTCTTGTTGTTGTCGAGGTTGACCTTCTCGCCAAGCCTGCTCAACAGGTCGAACACTTCGTTGCCGCCAGGAGCGGACACGTTGATCGGGGCGTCCTTGGGGACGGCGGCAAAAGCATCCTTGATCTCGGTGGATGCCTTCGACGCATCCCCGCTAAGCCTGCCCAACACTTCGGTGTTTGATCGGGCTGCGTCGCCCCAGGCCCGCAAACTGTCCTTCGACTGATCCATCTTCGCGGCCATTTCCAGCATGTTTTGGCCGGATTCCTGAATGGATTCGCCGCGGCTGAACGCCTCCTCGGCTTGCGCCAGGAGTTCGTCGGCCTCCCCGGAGCGGCCCGCTAGGCGTGCCCCGGCGGACTGCAGCTTCAGCATCGTGCCCTCGACGTTGCCGATGCCGCCCACCAGTTGGCCGAACGCCACAGTGATCTCGCCGACCGCCTGCAAAACCGATTGGGCAGTAGAGATCGCGGCCACGCCGACGTTCTCCCAGAACCCTATGATCGTGGCCTGGTTGTTGTTCACCCACGCCGTCAAACTGTCCAAGGCCGACGTGATCGCCGAGATACCGCCAGGGGCCTGACTGAACGCGGGCTTGAGCAAAGCCTCACCCAAGCGACCCAAAGCGGCTTGGGCGTTAGCGACCGAACCGGAGAACGATTCGCCCATCGTCTTCGCCGCGCCACCGATGTTCTTTTGGATGGCCCGTTCCAGCATCTCCGAGGAGATCTTGCCCTCAGAGGCCAACTTCTTCACTTCGCTAGCGGCGACACCGGCCTCGTCACCCAACCACTGATAGATGGGGATGCCCCGGCCGGCCAACTGGTTCAAATCCTCGGTGTAAGCCGAACCAGAAGTGCGAACCTGGTTGATGATCATGCCCATGTCGTTGAGGCTGGTACCCGCAACCGCGGCAGCATCAGCCGTCAACTTCAGGTAGGCGGTCAGCTTCTCGCCCGGCTCCACACCAGCGGCGACCGCCGAGGCGGCAATGGTGGCGGCTTCACCGAGCCCGTAGGCGGTGCCCTTCACCGACGCCAACGCCGAATCCATGATGGATTGGACATCCTCGGCAGAGTTACCGAGGGCCTTCAGCTTGAACTTCGCATCATCAATGCTTTTGAGCCGGTCGAAGCCCTTCGACAGCGCCGCACCCAACGTGGCCGTCACCGCAGTACCCACCGCGGCCACACCCAACGTCATCGCCCCGCCGAGGGCCTTCGCACCCAACGCCCCAACGGACGCCATCTTGCCCTGAATGCCAGCCGGGTCGATACCGGCAGAAACGCCGGCCGAAAACTTGCTGCCCGCCTGACGGCCCGCCGCCTGCGAATCAACCCGACCGAACGCGCGCTTGATGTCGCGCTCCATGTTTTGGGTGCTCGCAATGATGGTGACGTAAGCACTGCCGAGTTCGGGCATTCGCGGTCACCTTCCTTGTAGCAGTGCCAAAACTTCGGGCGAAACAATGTCCTCTAAGGTGACCGTCTCCCACGTCGGCCCGTCATACACTTCCGGCGCTGGAACACCCGGGCGCGGAATGCGATCCGGGAACGGCTCATCCTTGCCGCGCTTGAAATGGACTGCCGTATAGCGCCACGCCAACTTGCGAAGCTCATATAGTTGCTCGGCAGCGATATGGTCGGCGATAGTCCAGCCCTCATTGCGGGCGTGATAAATCGCAGTACCGGGCGGGGCAGCGGTGATGTAAGCCCACAGGCCGCGCCACCCCAACGAATCAAACTCGATACCGTCGCAGCGCAGGTCGCGGTCGAGCGCATCGGCCAGGGGGCCAGCCGCCTGCTCGGCCAGCCACATCAGTTTCCCGCCGACAACCCTTCGTCGTCGCCGACCTTGGTGTCCGACGATGACCACGCCGACCACAACTCGTCAATCGGATCACCGGCCGCCGAATCGTCCAAACCTTCCAAGACGGCGCGGGCCTCGGGGCAGCATCCGCGATCAATGGCGGCCAGCTCCACATCCACGTTGGTTTTCAGGGAGCGGATCTTGTACAGCCACGTCTTTGAGAAAATGCTTTTGAACGACTTGAGCGCCACCACAGTTCCATCAGCGAACGTGTGGATGTACAGGTCGTCGGTGTCGTAGTGGGCCGTCCAGTCGTAGCCGGCATCGCCGGGCTTTAGTGCATCTTTGGGCATTGCTGTCACCTTGGCTCACCTTGGCTGGTGATGGAAGCCTCCCCGCGCCGAGCCAAGGTGAGTTGACGGCGCGGGGAGGTGTCCGGGGTGCTACTTCGCAGGAGCGGCCTTCTCGGCTGCCACAGCCTTATCGAGGGCGGCCTGCTCGGCGGCAGCCTTGTTCGCTGCAGCCTTCGCGTCGGCGTCGGCGGCCAGCGGGACGGTGCCGGTGGCGTCATCGAGCACCGTGTAGGTGTAGCTGGTGTAGCCCTGGCTGTCCGGGTAGATGCTGAACGTCACCTTGTAGACGCTCATTTCGCCCGGGCGCTCCACGATGGGCTCGATGGAATCGGGCTGTGCATCCGGCACGCAGCGGCGGCGGCGAACCTTGCCGTCCCAGGTGTCGATGATGTACGCGCCGTGCTCCAACTGATCGACCGAGTGGCGAACCGTGATCTGGGTGCCCTGGGCAGCGGACGGCGGAACGACCGTCACGTTGTCCGAGCCGTACAGAACACCGAGCAGATCCGGGTTGAGGAACTCGATGAACGTCAACTCGAACATGTCGTCCATCGACGTTTGCAGCGTGCGGACGGTCTGGCCGTTCCAGTCGCGGCGCTTGTCGGTCTGACGCTCCGACATGTAGGTGTAGCCGTCCTCCGAAACGCCACCGAGGCGGATGCACCCGTCGGGGCGCTCGCTGATCGCGTCGGTGGGCAGCACCACGGGCGGGGGTGCCAGCCAGATGCCGCCGTTGACTTTCGGCACACCGACGAACGTGTACTTGTTCAGGGTGTGCGCTTGGGGGGTGGGTGCAGTCATTATTCCTCCAGGAGGTGTTTACGGGGTTTCGATGTGCGATTGCACAGTCCAAGTCACGTTGACTTGGTAGAGCGACCTGTCCGGGATGTCTGGGTCGTCGGTCGGATAGGGGCCATGCTTCTCGATTGGCTCCGAAACGAGCTGCAGCTTTTCGCCGCTGTCATACACATCGACCGCCATTTCGGGGGCCGCTCTCATCACCGCCGCGCACGTCCGCGCCAACTGCGATGTGTATTCGTCGTCAGTTCCATACACCTGGACAACGATCTGCACCCATTGGGTGCGCCGGCAGTTTTCCGCGCCCGGGAGGGCGAAGCATCGGATAAACCATTCCGGGAGTGGGGAGGGGATCCGTGTCGCCACATTGACCCCGGTGATGCCCCGCTCGGCCAGGCCGGCCAGCAAGTATTTGCGGGCCACCCGATCCATGTCGGGGAACATCAGCAAGTTATCCACCGGAGGACAGTCCCCGCAGTAACGCCTGCGTTTTGACTTCGTGGCGCTGGGCGCGAATGTTGGCGGTCACCACGCGGTAGCGGGCACGCTTGGCGTCCCCGGCCTCTTTGGCCTCGTAGTACGGCTCCTCCGGCGGCGGGGAGGTAGTTGGTGGGATAGCGTTCGCGGCGGCCTCAATGCTTTCGGCCTTCTCACGGATCAACCCGTCAACGGCCGCCGAGGTACGAAGGGCGTTGAATCCGGACACGTTGCGTTTGAACCGGATCGTCACCGCACCATCCTCAGTTCGATGACTTTGCGGTTCGGGGCGAACCCGAACGGGCCGTAGTCATAGTTCTTCGCCAAACCCGCGACCTCAAACAGTTGCTCTTTGACGGTGAACTTGTCGCGCTGATCAATCAAGATGGCAACATCGACCACCAGGGCCAGCTCGCCCACCACCCGCTCAGACCCTGTAGGCGGGCCGGGCGGTTCATCTGAGGCGACCGGCCACCACATGCACGCCACCTCGGCGGGCTCACGCCAACCCGGGGTGGTGTTGCCGTGGGCGTCTACCTCACCTGGGATGTAAGCCTCATGCAGGCAGATAAACGGCAGAGGGGTCAGTCTCACGATGCGTAGCCATCCCACAAAGGTTGGCCGGTTTTGGTGAGGTTCGCCCCACACGAACAGTGCGGTTCGTTAAAAGTTTTGCAGCACACCTCGGCGTGCTGCTGAACCGCACCGGTCGGGATGGTGTCATAGCCCCACGCCGAACCCGTACCGTTCACTCCGGCGTTCGGGTCGGCGCACATCGCCTGAAGCTGTTCGATCTCCTGCTCCGTGTACATGCCGTTTCGGCGCACACTGGAATCGACCTGCACCGAGAACGGCCCCGCCGTTTGCGACGTGACCGCACCAGTATCGGCGGCATTCCAACGCAGGATCGCCCCACGAATGATCGCCGTCGCCGCAGCCTCATACTCGAAGCGCGGATCCAAGATGCACGGCGCATAGAAAGCCGCCAAAGCCATCGCGTCGTCGATCATCGCCTGAGCTTTGTCAGGTGGGATGTCGGCGAACGGCTTCAGGTCTTCGGGGCTGATGCTGACAGCAGGCATGAGGTGTCCCGCAAAGCGGAGGCCCCGGGGATCGCCCAGGGCCTCCGCTTCGACGGTTGCTACTTAGCCGCAGCCTTGGGGGTGGGCTCGGTCTTCACCGGATCCGGCGACATCGGGGTGCCCTCGATGACCGAGAACTTCTCAGGCCACACGTACCAGGCGTACACGATCTCCGTGCGGAACAGCAGTTCGTTGTGACCGGCGAGGTCGCGGCCCGCGTTGTCCGGGTCGCCGAACTCCAGCATCCGGAACGGGAAGCTCTTCTGGATGCCCCAGTAGATGCCGCCCTGGAAGTCACCGAGGATGGCCTTCACACCGTTGTCGGTGGCTTCACCATCCTTGGCCTTACCGGACACGGTGCTTGAGGTGGCCGAGTTGACACCCTCGAAGGAGGAGATGCCGTTGCCCAGGCCCAACTCCGGGTACTTCTTCCGGCCGTCGTTGTAACGGGCGGTCGAGAGGGTCCAGGCGTAGGACGGGTCGAACGCCACACCGTTAACCGGGTAGCCGTCAGCGATGACCAGACCGGCGGCCTGCTCGAAGTCCATGTCGGCGAGAGTGCCGGCCGGAACCCGCTTGTCGGTCGTGTTCAGGTAGTTCGTCCACGACGTGATCTCGGTGCCGGTGCGCGGGTTGAGCCGGTAGTACAGGCCCAGGTCGAGCGCACGGGAGATGGCGCGGGCGCACTTCTCCTGATACTTGGCGAGGATGCCGAGCTGGTAGTCCTCGTCGGCCCACTTGAACTCATCCGAGGTCCGCATCTGGACAACGGCTTTGTGGGGGACGGCGGTGACGAACTGCGGGCGGGCCTCGTCGCTGCTCTTGTGCTCGGACTCCTCGACGAACTCCGCCGACAGGTCTTCATCGAACGTGACGATGTTGACGTTGCCGAAACGCATCGGTGCCTGGCCTTTGAGGGCCGCGACGGTCGAAGCCGTCTTGACACGCTCAACGATGCCATCGGCGATCTGAGTGGGAAGAAACAGGTCGGTGCTTTGAAGGGCAACCATTTTGATACTCCTTAAAAGGGGTTACTGCCCGTTGATCGAACGCAGGAAATCCCGCGTCGGATCGACAAGGCTTTGATTGGGTGTGCGCCCCTCACGGGGAACAATGTTCTTGCGTTTGCCCGACTGGCCGACCAGCCGATCAGCCTGCTTCAGCAGGGTTTCCGGGTCGGTGGCCGTTAAGAACAGCTCGGCGTCCTCCGGGGCGATCTCATGGATCGCAATCAGGTGGACTTTGAGTGCTTCGCACACCCTCGACGGGATCCCAGCCACCTCGGAGTCGGCTTTCGCCAACCGGTCGGCGACCTTCTCGGCCTCAGACTTCTGCGCCTCCTCGATCTCATCGAGGCGGGAAGCTTTGGCCTTCAACTCCTTGATCGCCGACTTCTGCGCGGCAAGGGTTTTCACCAACGGGTGATCGTCGGGGAGTTGGAGGGTGTCGGGGGTGATGCTGTCCTCGGTTACCGGTTCGGTTACCTCGGCGGTCGTTACATCGGACATTGCAGTGTTCTCCCATTTCGGAAGTGACCCCGAACCGTTTGGTCGGGGAGGATTAGGGGGGTGGACGGGTGTGGGGACACCCTGGTATGCTCGGGGCATGGCAAAAACGCTCGCGTGCAATACCTGCGGCTCCACCAACGTCGAATGGCGTCAGTCGAAGGCCGGCAAGTGGTACCTCGCTGAACTCAACGACGGCATTCGCGGATCCGTGTTCAGCAGCGGCCCACACCACAACGTGTGCGCCCGAAAGCAGGCCACCGCCGCTCATAACGCAGAAGTTGCGGCCCGCGAAGCCAAGATGCAGGAGCTGTTCGCTGCTGGCGACATCGAAGCCCTCAAGGCTTACTACGAGGAGCAAGCCAAGTGAGTAAAGGAACCACCATCCGCAATGTCCGCGCCCCAGATGACCTCTGGGGCGCGGCCTTGCGTAAAGCAGAGGCAGATCAAACCAACGTGTCCGAAGTGCTCCGCGCCCTGCTGCAAGCGTGGGTAGACGGCACCATCACAGTCGGCTCTAGCTGATCTCAGGACTGAAGGTTCGCCACTCGGCGAGGATCTTCTTCGGATCACCGGACTCGGCTGCGCCGCGGGCCTTGTCGTATTCGTTGCTCCACTGCGCCGCAAGGTCGGCGAACTGCGGCTCGGTGGCCGACAGGTAGTCCATCGGATCATCGCCGGTAGGGATAGCCTTCGCGGTGCAGTGGCAGTGATCGTGGTATTCGGCGTTGGGGCTGCGCTTTGAACCTGTTCGGCGGCGGCCATACACCGCGGTGGTCATCCGGCCGTCAGCGAAGGGCTGCCCGGTGGTCGGGTCGATCTTCTTGCGAACACCGGAACCGGAGTAGGTGGTGCCGCTCGCCGTGCGAGAAGCGAGCAGCCGGCAGAACGCGCACGCATCGGGCCGGGCAACCCGAACCCACCGCATCCGGTTCTTCGTCGCATTCGCCGCGGTGGTGTCACGTTCACCGTCATAGATGGCGCGCTGCGTCGTACCCGCCATCCGGCTGATCGCCGCAACGCCATCCGCAGCCAGCGCCCAGGACGCCGACGACGCCAACTGCTCCGTAGGCAGAGGCGGGGCCAACACCGCGGCGGTGGTGATCGCCGGGAAGTCTTCCTCAAAGAACGTGGCACCCAACTGGGCGGCCATCTGCTGATACGGATCAACGATGTCGGGGAACGCCTGGGTGACGTAGGCGGCGAACTCCAAGTCGGACTGCAGCTCGGCGGCCCGCCACATCTTGCGGATGTCAGCTTCGGCCAGCCTGGTCAGATTGTCGAGGACGAAACGGCGTTCAGCCGCCGATACCGGCATCGGTCACCGGGGTCACAGGCCGGGGCAAGCTAGTGGGCATCCGCGACAGCAGTGTGGTCACCGACGCCCGCCGCTTCTCACTCATCGCCCGGGCGATCTGCTGCTCATCCAACCCGAGCAACTCCAACCCCACCTCGGTGTCGGCGAGCCACGGCACCGCAGAAATCAGTTTCATACCGGCGTCGGCCTGCGCGGACTTCGTCAACCACTCCGCCGGCCGCCACTTCGCATCAATCGTCCACCACTCACGCGGCACCTCAGACAAACCATTCTGAATGGCCAGGGCCCGCAACATCGACCGGTTCAGCGAGGGCGTCCAATTCTCCATCGCATCGACCGCGGTACGAACCAAAGCCCGATCAGCCGCGTCAGTGCCGTCAGCGGTCGTCGTGTTCGTCCTAGCCTGCACACCCAACTCCGTGACAGGGATGTTCGTCTGGCCGGAGAAGTTGTTGGCGTGCTGCTGGAACAAATCAATGTGCGGCTGCGGCGAATGGGCCTGAAACTGCTTGATATCAGCCCGGGCCAACGCCGGATCCGCATCCGGGTCATCAGGAATGCCCTTAATCCGGCCCAGCATGACCTGCCACGCCGGT